TGTTGCTGGATCCTCTGGAACTGGTTGAACGACTGGATTTAGTAGTGCATCAATATTTTTTGTACCTAAAGCTTCATAAACTCTTCTGTAAGCCTCTCTTAAATTGTGCATTTGCGGATTTGACGCTGCAATTTTTAAATTTTCGTTTGCTAAAGTCACTCTTTGCGACATAGAGAAGATATTTGGATCTGCAACAGGAATTACATCGACTCTATCGTCAAAATCTTGTAATTTTACGAATCGATCTGCGTTTGTAACTGCATATGGATACACAGGAGGCAAATAATCAGCAAAAACTTTTGCAAGTAATCTAAATTCTTGTCTCATTGCGTAGTAACAACGCTTGTGAATAGCACTCATGACCCTCGAACCACGCTCCAAGAGCGCAATTGTTGTTCCAACAGCTCTATTTTGAGCATCTTCACCTAATTGCATGTCTGCAATCGCTGCAAAACGCTGTCCTGCTTGTACAACAAAGCCTAAAAGTTGGAATAAAGTTGCACTTGGCTCTTTAAAAGGTAAAATTTGGAACTGATCTCGTATATTTCCTCCAGGAGCATCCACATCTCTGAACTCTCCAGGCTGAAAAGGTTGGTCATCATCTCTAATTCTGATTCCTCTAGACTTAAATCCAGCAGGTAAGTTGGCTAAAGTACCTGCATCAAGCAATTGTCTCAATGCTTGAGTTGCAGATCGTGATAATCCACCTATCATATGAATTAAACCGAAGCCATAAAACCCTAAACCAGGTAAAAATTTGTAATGTACAAAGTAATCTTTTCTCGACATCGTGTCATCATCTTGATTATAGTTTCTATAAATAGATAAAACTTCTCCTGAACCTTCATCAATAGATACAATGTAAGGTAATTTAATTTCTTTTTCTGCATTTTCTACTTCAAACTCATTTAAGTTTAAATCAATATGCATTTCTAAAATATTATACTGATATTCTTTTTCTCCAGCAGGTTTAACTCCCTCTAATTCGTTTAACTTATCTTGTATTGGACTTTTTTCTGCTTGTTTTGGTAATAACTCTACATCTCTGTAGAAACCTGCTTTTTGTTGTTTAAGAACATCATTCTCAGACATTTTAACAACATGTGTAATTCTTTCACAATCTTTTAAATCTGTTGCATAATAGGGAACAATTAAATCTTCAGCAGGTACAAATTTAGCAACTGCTCTTTGTTTAATTTCATCATAGTAAATTTTTTTAAATGCAGATCCTGCTAATGGTAAATAAAATAATAATTGATCTGTGTCTGGTGTGTATTCTTCCATTTGTTCCATCAACATATAGTTCATGAAATCTTTAACTCGTTCCGCTTGTTGTGCAACTTCTGGAGTATCTGCTCCTATAATCTGTGTTCTTACTGGACCATCACTTGGTAATAATTCTTTGTACGCTTGTGCTTGAAATTGTGTGACTGCTTCAGATAAGAGCGGATGGGTAACACCACTTGCACCTGCAAAAGGTCTAGTGTTATTTACATACTTGAAACCAAGTAAGTCTAAACCTTCAGTGTAAGCCTGTTCCCAATCCGATCTTGAAACTTTATCCTTTTTAAAATCAGAAACAAGTTGTGAAGAAATACGACCAAGCGTTCGCTCGTCCATTTCCTCTGCTAAGTTTCTATAGAAATCTTCTTCAGGTTGCTCTTCAGGAATTTCTTCCTCAGCACCTTCAACTTCTACATCTACTTCTTCAACCGCCTCTTCAGTTTCAGGAAGTTCATTTTGTTTTTCTACTTCAGCCATTGTTAACTTAATTTAGTGGGCTTATTTTTTCCTAGTTTGCATCCTCTAGACATAACCATTGTACCATTCGATGCTTTAATCATCTTACCGTACTTGGCACCATCCATAGATCCTAAACCAAACATTTCAGAAGATTTAGGTCCCATTTTAGGTAATCTCATTTTAGTTTTAGGGTTTGTTGTAAAAACTTCATCTGATAAAAAATTTTTAACTCTGCCAAAAACACTTGAATCTGCTGCTGCTTTTTTAGCTGCAATTCCAGCTTCCATATTTTTTCTCATTGATGATGCTAGTGCAGTATCGTTAGCCATTTCAGAACCAAGATCACCTGTATCAGTTTGTGCTGCCGCAATCGATGCTTTTTTAGCAGCGCCCATGGAACTAAGCATTTTAGCTCCTGCTACTCCTGCCAAACCAGCGATGATTGCTTTTTTTAATTTTTTGCTTGCCATGATAATTATCTCCTTATTGTTATAACAGGTTTATAATATCATGCAAATATATTTACGACTAGACCACCCTCATTATAAGCTTTAAAAGGCTTGCTAACCATATCAGGAGAGATTTTGATAGCGAATGCATCCATATATAATCTTGGATCTCCTTCTACAATTTCTTCAACAACGCCATTATATCTGTCTACATAAGCGTCTGCTTCCGCTCTAGTTTTAAAAGCTACTTCATGTTCTGTTCCTGCTGAATCTTTATCTAATTTAAACTTCTTATCTGTCTCTATTTCTTTAACTACTTTAAAAGGTTTCTTAGGATCCGACTTAGCTACCTTAATAACTTTAACTTCAGAATTATATTCTCTAGCTAATCTTTTCATTTCTGCTGGAAGCGTTGCATCTTTCTTAGGATCTGTTTTAACCGTTCGATCAGCTTTTTTACTGAACACAGAGTAATTATCAAATCCAGCTTTACCCGTTCTTGTTCCATAAAATTCTATATCGCCAAGGTATCTTTCTCTTTTAGCATGGTGCAATCTTTCAACAGGAGAAATAGCTACCCATTGTACATCGCCTCTACTTGCTGCATCTTTAATAGTATTCTTTAATGCATGACCACCCCAGTTTTCTTTTCCATATAAAGGTAAGAATGGAACTCCATCTTGAGCTTTAGTCGCAGTTATATTAGACAGGTTCATAGAGTTTGTTTTTAATTCATTAAAATCTGATTTGAGTTTATTAAATCTTCTCATATCATCATCGGTCATACTAATTCCTTTTTTTGCAATCACTTTCATATCGTCTACAATTTTTTCTAATTTTCTATTTGAAGAAAAAAATTCTATTTCTGTTCCAAAGGCATTAATCACTTTAGCTCTTGTTGGATCAACATTTCTTAACTTTTGATTATAGTCTGATTGTATTTCATCAATCATCATAACTTTTTGATTAGGTTCTCCACCTGCTCGAACATTACCTCTTACATGATAAATTTGATTCGGTACTCCTGAGTAATGTCTATTATATTCGCTTGGTAGTTTTTGACCCATAGGTAATGGTTTAGGGTAGTACACTAAGTTTTCAAAATACTCATCTCCCCCTTTTATTCGGTACTCGTTATAGCCTCCATACTTAGGAGTTAATTTTTGTGTATCTTGTAATTGAAGTTTTCTAAATATTTCTGTATCTCTTCTTTTTCCTAATTCTGTAATCTTAGATACTTCATTGGTATCAATATCTAATCCTATTCTTCTTGCTCTTTGTACAATAGATTCGTAATTACCTATAATATCTCCAAAGGGAGATTTATCTGGAGCGTACACTTCATTAGAACCTACTACTCTAAAATCTTTATTTATTTTAGCAACCGATTTTCTATTCCCTTTAAGTACCGTACTGATATCTTCTACTAACGAAGCTACGGTTGTAGTTGTACTTTCATTAGATGGCATAGCCATTAATCTATCTCTAATACTTTGTAATCCATTATCAATCTCTCTACCTAAATCTTCTGCCTCATCTACTATTTTTACATTGGTATTATACTTTCGCATAACCAAATTGTTTACAGGTGCTTTTTCCACAATGTAGAGTAAATCCATTTTAGTTAATGGAATCTTTTTCTCTTGTGCTACTTTTAAAAAACCACCAATAACATTTCCTGACTGATCAAACTGTACTAAGTTAGAATCCCATAATTCATCTTTCTTAACGGCTTGTGAGATTTGTTTAAACTCAGGGTTTCCTGTTTTAAAGGATCCAGGACCACTTGATTTAAAATCTTTAATCCACTCTTCAGGTTTTCTTGCACCTGAAACAGGATGTCTTGCAATGTAATCCCATAACGAAGATCCAATACGATTGGTCTTACCTCCACGAGATAAAGGATTATTATAAGCTAACTTTCTTAGCTCATTTGATTTAGCAATTGCTTCTTGTCTAATTTGTTCTTGTAAAGGAATCTGTGCTTGTGTCATTGCACGACCACGATCGACTTTAGTCGGTACGATCGATAAAATTTCTTCGACTTCATCTACTGGTTCCGTGATCCGTGATACGGGTGCCTTTGGTGTTTTGAGTGAAGATAATTTTTGTATGGCTCTACCGATAGGGGATCTAAGAGCCACGGCTCCAGCACCAGCTAACGCCAATCCCGCTACACCCTTCAAGGCGCTTGGTTCATAAGATTGAGTGTAATCTTCTTTGTTAGAAGGAACGGTTGAAGTTGGTTCGCTTTCGATTTTCTCGAATTCTATCAGTTCCTTTAATCCAGCCATTACCTAACTCCATTAAACTTTGTTCCTTGAATCGCGACTCCGCCACCATTAGAAAATTTCTTAGTCCACTTAATTCCAACATCCCAAACAGTATCTCCACTTCCTTTGAAAGTATCTTTACCAAAAGGGTGTTCAACATCAGCTCGACCTGAACCTTTTCCTGCTTTACCTGAAATTTTTATATTATTGTTTTCATCTCCAAAACCAAGTTCACCCTTGATACCATAATACCTGTCCTCTGTTTTAACTTTAACTTTTCCTGGAACAGGTTCTGATGAACCTTTGGTAATATTTAATTCAGGTCCTATTTTAAAAGTTGCCATTAATCAATTAAATCTTTAATGTAATCTCCGCCTTTACCTACAATAACATCTCCACCACTAGAAAATTCTTTAACAGGTTCTACTGTTTTAACAGAGTTTTCTATATCTTTTTCTGTAAGATGATCCTCAAATCTAATACCCATTAAAGAGTTATCATCTTTAATAGCATATTTCTTTTTTCTTTTAACATCTTTACCTATTGAAAATTTAGGTATACTTTTTTCAGCCATCTTTATATCTGCTTGTGTAATACGATCTTCACCTTTATTCTTTTTTGCAATTTCGTATACCGTTCTTGCTTTAACAACTTTTTTAGCTTCCGCTACATCTTCTGCAGTAAGACGATCTTCACCTTTAGCTTCTTTAGCTAAGTTATAAGATTGTCTTAGTAATTTTAATTTAGTTTCATCTGACATTGGTTCCTCCTATTTAATTAAATCTTTAATGTAATCTCCGCCTTTAATGATTTCTACATCTCCACCTGAAGATAAGTTTAATGTTGATTTAATTCTGCTTATAGGACTAATAGAAAATCCAAATGCAGAAGGTTTTTCAAATTCACCTATACCTGTGATTCTCTTCGCTGCATTTAAAGTAGCATCCGCTTCACCTGCTCTTTTACCAACATAGTTAGATGCTAACAAAGCAGCTCCCATACCAACAGCTTTTTTTAATTTACTTTTATTCATTCCACCTAATTTCTTTTTATCTACTTTTTCTTCTTTGTCTTTGAATTTTGATTTAGCATACTCGTATCCCGCACCAACACCTGCGCCTACTTTGACAGCTGTATCAAGTACTTTACCTACAACTGTTTTTTTAGCAACTTTTTTCATTACATCTGAAAGTTTTGATGAAACTGTTGAAGCTGGTTTTAATTTTTGATTTTTAATTTTAAAATATTGATCTTCGTTTTTAATACCTAAGCCTTTATAATCTTTAAATTTAGCTAAACCCTTACCACCAACAGATTCATAACTTTTTTGATCATAAGCTGTAATATTATAAGCTGGTTTATTTAATAATTCAGTTTGTCTAGCACTAGTTGCTTTTTTTAAAACATCTAGTTTTTTCTTATACTCTTCCGCCATGGTATTCTCCTAATAATATTTATATTCTTTTGGAATCTTATAGAACTCTTCTTCATAATCATCAATTATCTCTATAAAATTTCCTTGACGATATCTTAACACAGCTTGTGTTGTACTGTCGACATAGTCATCATGAGCTCCATGAGGAAAGGCTGCACATTCTTCGATGACTTCCTCAGCAAACTTTTCGTCCTCTGGATAGTAAATACCGCCACTTTCGAATATAGGAGAACAAGCATTTACCCTAGAATGCTTATCTTTTCCTCTACTTGGTACAAATGGAATCACAGGAATCCCTATTCTTCTAAACTCCTGCATAAGGGGTTCTCCAGATGCTTTAGCTTCAATGATTACTGTTTCAGGTTCCCAATATTTATATTGTTCTAATGCAATAGCTTTTAATTCTGGAAAATCATATTTACCCTTAAGAGCATCTAATAAAATCATAGCAGGTTTACCATCTTCTTTTGGAAAGAAGACACCCCAAGTTGTAATAGCAGAATAGTCAGCAGTTTCTTTTGCGCTGAATGCTGTATCATAAGATTGAATCACATGTCTTAGTTTTGGTAAGTGTTGTTGTTTCCAAGGTAGCCACCATTCTCGTTTTAAGATTGCACCTTCCTCTGATGTTGGGTTCTGCATATACTGTGCAGACCAGTTTCTAATTGGTAAGGATGCTTTAACTTTTTCTAATTCTTCTAGTTCCCAATACTCAGGCCATACAGGTTTTCCTGAATCTAAAATTGCAGGAAATGAAATTACTTCCCACTTATCTGCCTTTGGTTCCTTTTGTGCTTTGATTAATCTTCCTGTAAGATCGTCTTCAGCCCATCTTGTCATTACAACGACAATGGAGCCTCCAGGTTGTAAACGCTGTCTAGGTCCTGACACATACCAATCGTATGCTCTTTCCATAGCTGAATCAGACATGGCATCTTGTTCAGTATGTGGATCGTCGATAATAAGTAAGTCCGCCCCTCGTCCTGTGATAGAACCGCCAACACCCGCTGCAAAGTATTCCCCGCCATGATTGGTCTCCCATCGGCCTTTAGCCTTACTATCTTCTCGTAGTTTAACATCTCCGAAGATCTGTTTATACTCTTTCTGTTCCATTAGGTTACGAACCTTAGATCCGAACCTTGATGATAATTCTGCGTTGTGTGAAACTTGCATAATTTTTAAATGAGGAAACTTCCCTATCATCCAAGCAGGAAATAGGAATGATGCAAATTCAGATTTAGTATGTCTAGGGGGCATATTGATAATGAGCCTCCCTTTTTTCTGTGTAGAAATTTTTGTAAACTCAGCAGCTATATGTTGATGGTGGCCCCACTTTTTAGGATTAGGATCCAATCTACATATAAAATCAGGCCAAACCTCTTTCACAAAATATATAAAATTATCCTGGCACAACTTTATGTGCTCAATCCATTTTTTTTCTACAGCTAATCTAAGCTGTTCGTTTGTTAACAATTCTTTTTGCATTGGGTCCCCTTTTAATATAATCCATAACGTTTAAAACTTCTATACATCTATGAAATCGAGTTTTAAGCCAGCGTTTTTAGATACAATCTAGACGATAGCGTGGGAACAAGATGTTGTGGAAAGTTTATATGTCTATACTAGATTTGGTACCTCTATCAAGGCGAGGTCAGGCAGGTGAAGGATATGGAGATGGTAGAAGGTGATGCACCTGTTAGCCCTCATGGGCTAACAGGTATAACTTTAATTAGTTATCAAAGTTTTGATTAGGGTCGTTCTGAATTAACTCAAGGATAGGTCTTAAATTCCTAACCAACTTTTGTTTTAATTCATTTACGATAGGGTCATTAGGATACTGAATTATAATTTCTTCAACAGCACTCTCTAATTGTTTATACATAAATTGATAGTTAAGACTTGAACTAACTCCATTGGTACTTGCTTGTTCAACTTCATTAGTCTTTTGTTGTTCAACTATCTGATTAACTATTCTTACTAGGTTGCTCATATTAATTACCTCT